TGGCGAAGCAAGGCCCGATCCTATTTCAACGAAACCCAATTCGTTTCAGCGACGACGGGGACTTTGACACATCCAACCAAAAGTATAAGGCTTACGAGCGTTATTCTGTCGGAATGAGCGACTGGCGAGGCGTTTTTGCCTCAGTTGGCCCGTGACGACAATGAGTTGACTTTTGTGAGACTTGAGTGATACACTTGAGTCTCACAAACGCAACTCGGAGTCGAAAATGGCCACCTGCCAACTTTGCAGCAAAGAATTCGTAAAAGCATCCGGAGTCCAAAAGTATTGCAGCGCCGATTGTCGCAACGCCGTCATCGCAAGAGACCGTAAGGGCCCGTCCCGCCAGGTGTCTTGTAAGGGCTGCGAGACGGTTTTCGAGACGACCAACGGGCTGGTCGAATACTGCGGGAGCAAATGCCGCGTTAAGCACCTGAACGCCCAGCGGCCCACCACGCAGCTCGACGTTAGATCGTGCGTGGTCTGCGGGAACGCATTTCAGCCGATGCAGAAACGCGGCAAGGGTAGAAGCTGGTGCTCGGAAGAGTGCAAGCACATCATGGGCGGCAACCCCGTCAGATTGGCCAAAATGGCGAGCGGAGAGGCCGACTCAGAGAAGTTGAAAGCGGCTTCGCTGGCGCGGCGCAAGTGGGCTATCAAAAACGCATTCGGTATTACGCTTGAGCAGTACGAAGAAATGTTCGTTGCGCAAGGCGGAGTATGCAAAATATGCAAGCGCCCCGAGTTCGCTAAGAACGGCTGGAACAGCAAGACGCGCGCATTGGCGGTTGACCACTGCCACGTGAGCGGAAAGATCCGAGGCCTCCTGTGCACGAACTGCAATCGGATGCTGGGTCTCGCAGACGACAGGGTCGCGGTTCTCGAAACCGCGATAGAATACCTCAAGGAGCATTCCGATGGTCTCGAAAAAGCGAATGACGGTTGACCACACGCCGAAGACGAACATGCACCCGAAGGGCTCGATCAGCATGACGGGCCCTGAAAAGCTGCTGGCGGCCGGCAAGAAGCAGCGCGGCGCCGCGAAGGCTACGCCGTCCAAACGTATCAAGCACAAGAAACAGGTGTACTAATGGCTACGAGAAAATCAGGCGGCGTCTCGAACGTGGCGTCGGTCAAGAGAGCACGCGCAGCCGAAGCCCGCAGCCTTGCCAGCAAAACGTCAACCCCAGCGCGTAACCGAGGCGCATCCGGTTCGACAACGGGTGGCAAGGGAACTGCAAAGCGAGGTAAGTCGTGAGTAACAAGAAAGATCGCCCCGATGTGCTGCGTGATGGCGCGCGCATAGTCGGTGGGCCGGACAAACGTAAGGTAATCGAAACGCCTGCTACCGAATTTCATTCGAAGCCGAGCGTTCCGGGGCACGATGCGGCGACGCACGCCCACCTTACCGGTCCTGGCAAAAAACGTTTCCCGCTCAAAGGCAAGAGCGGCTGGTAATCAGATAACCTGGAGCAGTAAAAATGCCGACGCCTTCCCGTTTTCCCAACGGTATTTCGAACGCCGCCCCGTGGCAGATGTTTGCCGGCATGGGCGTAGAGAACCCGTTCTTCTACCACCAGTTCTACGACGATTTCGACACCGTACCGTCGACCACGATCGGCTGGACCTCGTCAGGCACGGGCAGTGCGCCGGCCGGCGGCACCGATGGCGGTTCGGTCGTCCTGACGACCGCAGCAACAGCTTCCGCATTCGAGTCTATCCAGCGTACTGAAGTCAGTTTCCAGCCTGTGTCAGGCAAGAAGCTGTATTTCGTGGCGCGGATCACGCTTTCCGACATCGTCAACGCGGCCTTCGTGGCCGGGCTTTACCCCACGGGGTCGACGACTCCGTTTGCGGCATCCCCCGCGAACGGCATCTGGATCAGCAAGGCCTCGTCCAGCTCGACGATCAATCTGAACGTGGCGAATAACAGCGTGACGACGACGACCGCATTCCCTGCGGGTGCAATCACGCTCGCGAACGGCGTTTCGTTCGACGTGGGCATTGAAGTGACCGGCAACAGTTCGAGCTCGACCGGCCCCAGCACGGGTCCGACGATCCGCGGCTCGCTGGGTCCGAACCTGGTCGGATATGTCCCGCAAAGCGGCACGGGCTCGGCCAATTCGACGAACCGCGCGCCTACTATCGTGAGCACGGCGCCTTTGCTGACCACGCTGCAGGCTACGGTCCTCGCGCCGCTGCTCGGTGTCCAGACGGGCAACTCGTCAATCCTGACCGCGACTGTTGATTTCGTCGGCGCGTTCCGGGAGCGTTAATGGCTTTCACTACGCCAGTTTCGCTCGTCATCCCGCTGATTGGCGACGGCGCATCGACGGTACTTGAAACGTACCTTGCGCCGCTGCTGATCGCGCAGGGGCTGCCTGGAACGACGGTGCCGCAACTGATTGTCTCGCTGTCGGCGAGCGACGGCAGCTCCGTGACGGGCGTTCTGAACGGCCAGACGCTCACTTCCACGTGGGCGACAGCGCCAGCGGAACTCGCCCAGTTGCGTATCAATGTGACGCTAGGCGTCTAAGGACAGATCATGGCTGCATCATTCACAGTCCGCATCATGGAGGATGGCCCGCGTAACGCCATCCTGCTGATTAACGGCAACAACGGCGGCAGCACCACGGGTCCTGTCAACGGTGCGGACCTTGCATATCAGGCGTTGATCTTGCCTTCGCAACTCGGTTATGTCGATATTACGCGCAAGCAGCGCTGCGCTTCGCTACGGGTAGACACAATCGAATGGGATATCCAGACCGAAGCCCAGTATCAGGTGGATCTGTTCTGGGATGCTACGACTCCTGTCGAGTTTTACTCCTGCATCGGTCGCGCTAACAAGTTTTTCAAAAACTTCGGCGGTTTGTACCAGCAGGTCGGCATCGCAGGGACGACCGGGGGCATCGGTATTTCCACTCTAGGTGGCGCCAACACAACCGGCGTGAATCAATCCTGGACGATAACGCTATATCTCATAAAGAACGGCTTAAACCCCGCATAAGGAGAAAAAACAGTGTTAGGAATCTTGCTTAATGGTGTCACCGCCCTGGGGGCAGGGTCGCCGGTCCAAAACGTTGGGTCTGCCAGTGTTCAGCTCAACTACACCGGCAGCTTGACCGGAGCGTATCCTCAGGTAGAGATAGAAGGTTCAATGGACGGCAGCAATTATGCAGTCTTGGCGACGATAAATATTGAGGCGTCGCCGCTGACAGGCAACGCATCCATTCAGGGCCCATGGCCCTACGTGCGCGCTGTCGTGACTTCCGTGAGCACCGGCGGTGGTACTTTCACCGTCTATATCCAGGACTAAGCTCGCGGAGGTCATATGTCAGCAGGCGAAGGATTTCTGCCTTACGGTAACTGCCTCGCGATCAACGCTTCGACGTCCAGCGTGGCCGTGGCGATGGGCCCTTCGATCTCAATCGTTGTCACGAACCGCTCGATTTCCAGCCCTGCGTTCGTCACGTGGAATGCGTCTTCCGCGCCTACGGCAGCATTTCCGACACCAGGTGATACAACCGGAGTATTGGGCATGGAAGTGCCACCGGGCGCACAGGTGACGATCGGTGTGAATGGTGCCAACGCGTTTGTAGCCGTGGTCCTGCTATCAGGAACCGGCGTCGTAACAATCGTACCGGGAGAAGGTCTATGATGCGCTCTCCCGGAGTAGGCGCGCCCGGACCTGAAGGCCCTGCCGGCCCAACAGGTCCTATCGGCCCGCAAGGCCCGATGGGCGCACAGGGGTTCCAGGGTGCGACTGGAGCAACCGGTGCGACTGGAGCAACCGGTTCAACAGGTCCGCAAGGATCGCAAGGCGTGCAGGGCATTTCCGCCTATCAGGTTGCGCTGAATAACGGTTTTTCCGGTACGCAGGCACAGTGGCTGGCGTCGCTTGTTGGCGCGCAAGGCGTCGCAGGCCCAACAGGAGCGACCGGGCCCGTTGGGGCAACCGGTCCGCAAGGCCCGACCGGCGCTACAGGTTCGCTTCCGGTTTATAACTCGGCCGGCGTGTTGAGCGGAGCAAAAATCTGGATTGGCACCGCAACTACGAATTCGTCAGGCGCGTGGTCGATCAACTATTCAAGCGCGGGGTTCACGAATCTGCCGAGCGTGCAGGCGCAGGCCATCAGCACGGGCACTGCGACTGCGAATGCTGTCTCGACGACGCAGACTGCGCCAACCAGTACGTCCGTGAGTGGCGCGGCTTTCATTCCGAATGCAATTTCGTTGCTCGGGCTTCTACCCCTGCAGACCGCTGGCTCGGGAATCGTCATTCAGGTAATGGCTATCGGTAACTGATCATGGGCCGCGCAGATTTCTATAAAAAGGGCGAGTGGGATGCAATCTGCGACATCTGCGGAATGAAATACCATTCGAACCAGCTCAAGGAGCGCTGGGACGGTTTGATGTGCTGCCAGCAGGACTGGAACATCCGCCAGCCCCAGGACTTCGTTCGCGGCATTCCTGACCCGCAGGCAATCCCCTGGAGCCGTCCGGACGTTCCGCCTCCGTTCATTCCGACGAATCCGCTATATCTCGCGATTACCGATTTCTATGGGGCTTTCATGATCGATTTCGTGAATGATATCATCGTGTCGTTCACGACGACCGTGCAGCCCATCGGCACGCGCGCCTCAGTCTCACCGCTGGTTCCAGGAACCGAACTGGAAATCCAGGATCAGCAGACCGTACCGGGACCGTAATGTCTCTCAACTTCTCGCAGTTTCCGACGCCCCGTTTGCCCCTCCAGGCGGGGGATTTTGTCGTTGGCTACCAGTTTGTGGGCGCGGGAGCCGTCCCGACGCTGGCCCAGTACACGATGACCCAGCTGTTCGGGGGGCTTTTTCCCGGTGGGGTAGTCCCGCCGAGTCAGGGCGGCACGGGTCAGACCACGTTAACCGCAAACGGCGTTCTGATCGGCGAGGGTACGAACCCGGTCAACAGCGTCGGCCCCGGCACGGCGGGCCAGATGCTGGTTTCCAACGGCTCCGGCGTCGACCCTTCGTTCAGCAACGTGCCCACAATCATTGGCGGCACGATCACAGGTACGCCGATCGTCAACGGCACGATCACGGGCACGACTGGCGTCACTCAATCCCGCGTCGACAATAGCACGCTGCTGGCGACAGATAACTTCGTCAACCAGCAGATCATCAGTTCGACCGCCACGGTTCCTTTCCCGGTCACCGGGGGTGTGTACAACCAGGCGTCAAACGGTTCGGGCGCACAGATCGTCATATTCGCGACCGGCGGCGTGGTTAGCGGCGTCCTGACAATCTCCAACCCCGGCTCAGGTTACGCGGTTGGTGACCTGCTACTCCTGCCTACGGGCAACACCGACGCTATCGTGCGCGTCACCTCCGTGTCCGGCACCGGCGTGACGGCAGTTCAGGTGATCTATGGCGGCACGGGGTACTCGACAGGTAATACGGTGACGGCCATCGACGTGCCGCCGGGCCAGCGCACGGTGACGCTCACCGGTGTGCTCACCAGCAACGTCACTTTCATTATCCAGCGCGGCACGTTCCTGACCGCCTCGCGGCGCGTCCAGTTCAACAACAACACGACCGGCGCGTTCACTGTTACCGTTTTCCTGAGTAACGGTTCGGGCGGCACGACCGGCTCAGGTGTCGTTCTCCCGCAAGGTACGAACAACTCGGGTGCCATTCTCGTCGAGACGGACGGGCAGAATGATGTGTGGCCGACGAACACGCCGTTCGGTATAGGGGCTCTGCCGTCGACAAACCCGGTAGTCGCGAGCGGCACTTTTACGCCTACGCAGGTGGGCGGTATTGTTGGTACGACCACGAACAACAGCGCGCAAGCCGGTAGCGTCGGCGAGTACGTTACCGGAACGGCATCGGGCGTTGGGCTTACGTCGCTCAGTACCTCAAACGTCGTGACGCTCTCGCTTACCGCCGGCGACTGGGATGTCTCAGGTGTCATCGAGTTTTCCGCCGCCGCTACGACGACCATTTCCAACATCGCAGGCGGGGTGAGCACTACCTCCGCCACGATTGGCCCTCTCGGTACTGCATTCCAGCTCCAGAGCGGGCTATCGACCGGGACCACGCAGTTTTTTGTGACGCCTGTGGTGCGCGTGAGTTTTTCTACAACATCGAATGCCTTCCTGGTGGCTAGCGCGCAATTCGGTGTCAGCACGATGACGGCAAGCGGCTTCATCCGCGCCCGGCGCGTAAGGTAACCATGGCAAACCTTCTCTATGCGAACAACGCGGTCGGTACGCTCAGCGCACCGATTACCAACGCTGCGACATCGCTGACCCTGAACCCTGGGCAGGCGGCACTGTTTCCGAATCCCAGCGCGCCACAGGTGTTTTACGCCACGCTGACCGATGCTGCGACCCAGACTCTCAAGGAGATCGTGCAGGTCACCGCCGTGGCCGGAAATATCTTCTCGATCGTGCGCGCACAGGACGGAACGCTCGCGCAGTCCTGGAACACTGGCGATATCGTTGAGCAGTGTACGATCGCGCTTGAGCTTCGCAATTTCGAAAACGCCGCAGAAGGCCTGTTCGGAGCGACGGGAAACAACGTGCCGGTCGTTCCATCGTCCACGCTAGGTATCGTAGGGACGACAACGAGCGACAACGCCAACGCGGGCAGCATAGGGGAGTTCATCAGTGCGACGACCTCTAATGTCCCGCTGGCGAGCGGCACCAATACGAATATCAACAGTTTGAGTCTGACCCCCGGCGACTGGGACGTCCAGATAACGGCGGCCTTCGCCCCGTCTGGGGGTAGTTTCGCGGCGCAAGTGTTCAATGTAGCCTTGAGCACCACCGCAGGCAGCCTCGGAAGCACCGGGCAGTCCACTTCCATCAACCTAACGGCCGTCGGTTCTCTTTCGGGCTCTACCCTGGCAAGTCCAGTTGTGCGTTTCAGCCTGGCGGTGACGACTACCGTTTTCGGGGTAGGTCGAGCGGTGTATAACTCAACTACATGCTCGGCCGCTACGCTTATGCGGGCCCGGAGAGTCCGGTAATGGCTACGTACACCTATTCGGTCAACCAGCAGACGCTGATCCAGGCTGCGTTCCGCCTGATCGGGCAGTTCAACGACGACACCCCGCCGCCGCAGACTGACCTCCAGAACGCCGCGCAGGCGTTGAATCTGATGATCAAGTACTGGATGAGCAAGAACTATCCGCTCTGGTGCGTTACTGATCTATCGTTCACGGTTGTGCAAGGGCAGACCTCCTATCTTGTTGGCCCGGACTCCACGACGCCCGGCCTGCAGGCCTACCGCGTGCTGCGCATCCCTATGGCACGGCTTCAGTATGCTTCGCCGACGAACTACCCCCTGCAGGTGCCGCTGATCCAGCTCTCAAGGCAGGAATACGACCAGCTCGGTCAGAAAACCGATCAGGGCATCCCGAACAGCTACTACTACGACCCGCAGCTGAACGACGGCGTGCTATACCTGTACCTGACGCCGAACGCGCAGGCGAACACGGTCATTCTGACCTGTCAGCGGCCTATCGCTGACGTGATCAACTCGACCGACAATTTCGACTTCCCGATCGAATGGCTGAACGCCCTTAAATGGGGCCTCGCCGAACAGCTGCTGCCTGAATATTTCGTACCTGAATCCGTTGCTACGCGCGTCGAGCGCAACGCGAACAGGTATCTGGAAGACATGCTGAACTGGGATCAGGAAGAAGCTCCGACCTTCTTCACGCCTGACCGGCGCGGCTACACCCGGCGGAACTACTGACATGGCCGAAGCGCCCCGCATCCAGCTTGCGCAGACCATCTCGACGCGTGATAGCACGATGGCGTATGACGCCATCATGTACAACTATTACGCTACGCAGAACTCGGACGGCCGGATTTTTTCAGAGCGGCGCTTTGGGCTGCAGCCGGTCTACACCGCGGCTGCTGCGACAGGATTGGGCCTCTTCGCGTTCAATACGCAGGTTCTGTCAATCATTGGCACGACTTTCTACGTGAACGGCGTAGCGAGCGGCACTGTCGACGGGACGAGCCAGTACCAGTTCACCTTGACAGGCGCTGGGGGCACAGCGGTTTTCCTGAAGAATAATTCGGCGGCGTACACGTGGAATGGCACCGTACTGACGCACGTCACCGACGCCAACTACCCTGCGACCACGGTGCCAGGTGTGGCATGGCTGGACGGATACGTGTTCGTCCTGACGCCCGCAGGCGTGCTGACCAACAGCAACCTGAACACGCCTGCGACATGGAATGCGCTTAACACGATCAACGGCAGTCTTTCTCCCGATGCAGGCGCACAGGTGTGCCGTTTCTTCAACTACGTCGCCAGCTTTGGTCAGTTCTCGCTGACATTCTTCTATGACGCCGGCAACACGCCGCCCGGAAGCCCGCTGCTCCCGAACATTTCCGCCACGTGTAACATCGGTTGCGCAGCGGGTAACTCACTGGTGGCGACCGAAAATACGGTGTTCTGGGTCGGACAGACGCACCAGAAGGGCCGGAAAGTCTACATGCTGAACGGTCTCGTGCCGACGCCTATCTCGGACGCTTTCATCGAGAAGGTGCTGAACGGCGACCCGTTGACAAGCGTGCACGCGTACTACATCGAGATAAATGGCGCATCGCTCTACGTCCTGACGCTCGGGGTGAGCAACTGCACACTGGTCTTCCACGTTGCAACACAGACATGGGGACGCTGGTCGAGTACGGCTCTCGGGACTGCGCAGACCGCGGTGAGCGCGACGGTCACGAACGGTATTGTAACGGTGAACCTGCCAAACCACGGGCTCGCCAATCCGGCTATCGTAAAGGTTACCAGTTCAAACTCAGGCAGCATGTTTCTCGGCACGTTCGTGGCGACCGTCCTCGACGGAAACACGATAAGTTACGCCGTGAACGGTAACGCGCTTGCCGGAGGCATAAACAATAATCCGATCAACACTTTCGCGATTAACGACGAAACGGCAGGCGCAGGGAACACGAATGGCATCGGCAACCTGACGGTTACGCCCTACGTACAGAACGCATTCTCGCCGGGCTTTTACGCGTACGCAAACAACACTGACTACCTGCTCGATGTCGCGAGCGGAACGACGTACCAGATGCAGCAGGGCGTTTCCAGCGATAATGGTGCGTTCATCTACGGGCTCCTTCGTACGAACGCCGGGGATTTCGGTTCGAACAAGGAGAAGTTCTTCCCGACCATCGAGGTGATCGCCGATAAAGTCGAGGACACGGCCTATGTCGGATACTCCGACAACGACTTCGCCACCTTCGGCTCGTTTCGTCCTGTCAACCTGGGGTC